AAAACAATTAATTCAAGAAGCGAGAGATGCTAATTTTGAAAGAGATATTCCTTATATTGAAGAATATACTTTTGAAGAACTTCTTGAAAAAATGAAAAACAGAGAAGAAATGATAGCTGAACTTGAAAAAAAGAGAAAAGAAAAAGAAATAGATGAAAAAGGAAGGAAAGCTTACGAAGATACTATAAACAGAAAATATTTTGCTGAAGGCGGAGATGTAGATGCTCAAATGGAAGAACTACTGCCTACAGAAGACGAAGATATGAAAGGAGTTGCAATCTCTATCTCTCCTGTAACAGCAACTAAAGAAGACATAGAACAATTAGAAACAGCAGATACAGACGAAATGGTATCTGATGAACAAATGGAAGACGATCATTTAGATTTTATAATTGATCAATCATTAGATCAAGAAGAAGAAATGTATCTAATGGAAACATTACAAGCTGATTCAAGACTTAGTATGATATTTGACAAAGTAATGGACACAGCTTCAGAATTTTCAGGATCTGGACCTGTTGAAGGTTTAGGTACTGAGGTCTCCGATTCGATACCTGCAAGGTTATCGGATGGTGAGTTTGTTATGACAGCTAAAGCTACGGATGAAATTGGTGCGGATAATTTACAACGCATGATGGAAGACGCAGAAGAAGCTAGTGATAACAGACAAAGAGTTGCAATGGGTGGAGAACTTGAAAAAAAGGTTGACAAATTTGGAAAACCTATGGATCAAGATTTAGCAGACGAAGAAATAAAAAGAAGTATGTTGTCTGTCAATCCACGCTTGCAATAACAAACGATAGAGCTACCTTAGTTTATTCTAAGCCCTTTATCACAATATTAACCGAAAGGCTACCTTTACAAAAAACAAACCCTGCTTATGCGCATTAGCAGCTACTTTGTTTAGAAAAGCCCTGAGTAGGAGGAAAGAAAATGGCTAATACAAGTCAACAAGAAGAACCTAAAGCTAATCCTTATAATCAAAAAAAAGATTGGCATAAAGTAGATGAGAAAGAATTTGTATCTTCGGATAGTTTATTTTTTCCAGAACCAGAAGTAGAAGAAACTTCTGAAAAAGAAAAAGAAACTAAACCAACCAATAAAAAGGCTAAACCTTATAGTAAGCCTGATTATAAAAAAAGATATGATGATTTAAAATCTCATTATGATAAAAAACTTAACGAGTTTAAAACTAGAGAACAAGAGCTTATAGAAGAAGCCAATAGTGGTAGACAAAGCTATAAAGCTCCAAAAACTAAGGAAGAACTTGAAGAGTTTAAAAAGCAGTATCCTGATGTATATGATGTTGTAGAAACTGTATCAGATTTAAGAAGTGGTGAAAATATAAAATCTTTACAAGATAAAATTTCAGCACTTGAAAAACGAGAAACAGAAATTTTACAACGTGAAGCTGAAAAAAGGCTTCGTTCTAAACATCCTGATTTTGATGATATTCGCAATAGTGAAGATTTTCATGATTGGGCTAAAGAACAGCCACAATCAATTCAAGATTGGATATACAGCAATGCAGATGATGCTGATTTAGCAAGTCGAGCTTTAGATTTGTTTAAAAAGGATTTAGGCATTACCACTTCTTCTAAGACTAAAAAGTCATCTTCTAGTAAGTCCAAAAAATCTGCTGCTGATATGGTTTCAACCAAAACAACTGCGGTTGAGCCAAAGCAAGCTAAAATTTGGACTGAAAGGGAAATTGCTGCTATGTCTATGGATGAATTTGACCGACACGAAGAAGAAATCGGACAAGCTATTTCAGAAGGCAGAGTAGTAAAATCATAACTTTTAATTTGAAACTTTCTTAGGAGGAAACAAAAATGGCATATAATCAATCCGACCAGTATTTTGAGCCAAGTACAGATACTGATGCTAACTTTGCTAACTCCGTAAGTGGTCAAAATAATTCGTTTTTCCTACCTGCAGTCTACTCTAAAAAGGTTCTAAACTTCTTTAGAAAGGCTTCGGTAGTAGAAGCAATTACAAACACCGATTACGCTGGTGAACTGTCCGCTTTCGGAGATTCAGTAAAAATAATTAAAGAACCTACAATTACTGTTTATCAGTATGAGCGTGGGCAAGACGTAACTCAAACTAAGCTAACTGACCAAGAACTTTCTCTTGTTGTAGACACAGCTAACGCATTTAAATTCAAAGTTGATGACATTGAAAGTAATATGTCTCATGTGAATTGGCGTGAAACTGCTTCATCTTCAGCAGCGTATGCTCTTAAAGATGCTTTTGATGAGGGCGTTCTAGCTACTATGTTCTCAGGTGTATCTTCTTCAAGTCCTAACCATGTATTAGGATCTGATAACGCTACTGATCTAGCAGCAGGTACATTTGACGGAACTGGTAATCTTGATATAGGTTTTGCTTCAAGCGAACACGATCCTTTAGATGTTCTAGGGCGTATGGCTCGTCTTCTTGACGACCAAAACATCCCTGAAGAAGGGCGTTGGTTCGTAGCTTCTCCAGATTTTTATGAAGTACTATCTGGAACAGCTTCAAAACTTTTATCTGTTGATTACAACGCAGGTCAAGGTTCAATCAGAAACGGTCTAGTATCGTCTGGTAAATTGCGTGGATTTAGTATGTACAAGTCAAATAACATTGCAAGCACATCTAATGCTGCTGGCAAATGTATTGCTGGTCATATTTCGTCTACAGCAACTGCTCAGACAATTACAAGTACTGAAGTATTGCGTGATCCTGACAGCTTTGGTGATATTGTACGAGGTCTTCATGTTTATGGAGCTAAAGTACTTCGCAGCGAAGCGTTGGTATCTGCTTTCTACGGTATCGACTAATAGATTTGGGAGGTGTAAAAACCTCCCCTTTCTTTTTATTTTAAATATTAATAACTTTTAGGAGAAAACAAAATGGCAAACCCAGTTATCGACATTAGAGATACAGGGCGAAACTCAGCAAGTACTAGCGATGTTCGGGCATTGTCTGATAATGTAGTTACTTCGTGGACTTCAGTAACAACAGATACTATCGCAGTAACTGACGATACTAATACTGATGTTAGTTTTACACAACCAGCAGATACGATTATTCGTAATCTTATTGCTATCCCAGCAGGTAACATTGTTACAGCAGGCGGTAGTGGCAATGATGTAGACTTTTCACTAGGAACTTCTTCAGGCGGAACTCAGATTATTGCAACAGAAGCTATCTTAGACGATGGCGGTTCAGCAGTAACTTGGTCAGCTAACGCACCTTTATATCTTATACAAGATTCGCATGGTCATGCAGCTAATGCTTTTGTAAGCACATCCACTACAGCAGGTGTTGTAGGCGGTCCAGCTACTTCAGAAGCAATTGTAATTGCTGCTTCTTTGTATACGTCATCTGCTAGAACACTATATGGAAGACTAACTCCAATAGGCGCAGATCTAGCAACTGCTGCAACAACAGTAACTTTTTTAGTTGAGTTTTTGCATCTTGGCGTATTACCTGATTAAGTCCAATGCCACAGATAGGTAATGACAAAAATCCTATAATCCTAAACGGCTCTAAGAAACAGAAAAGTACTAGAGTCTTAGGATTACTAGGAAGGGCATATTCTGGAAAAGCAAAACAAAATTATCAAGATAATTACGACAGAATATTTGGCAAGAAAAAAGAAATAAAGGAGCATTAAAATGCCTGAAATGGAATACGGAAAACCTGTTAAATATAAAGATATTACAGACATGGAAGGTTACCATGAAAATTCTGAAGATAAACAAAACCGTCATTCAGACACGCGACAGAATGTTAAATCAGATAAAAAATAATGGCAACAACATATCTAACATTAACTAATGAGGCTCTTCGAGAACTTAACGAGATTCAATTAACATCATCAAACTTTTCAGATGCTGTAGGAATACAAGCATTTGTTAAAGAATCTATAAATAGATCATTAAATGATATTGCAAACGAAGAACCTCAACTTCCTTTTTTTGCTGTTGCAGCTAGTGGTGGTACAGATCCTTTTTACGGTAATGTAACTGTAGCAACTGTAGCAGGAACTAGATGGTATACTCTTAAATCAGGAAGCTCTAGTATAACTACTGATTATGCTTCTATAGATTGGGATGACTTTTATATTACTACTATAAGTGTATCAGGAGAATCAGCTCCCTATGTTTCAAGAGGGTTAAAATTTATATCTTTAACAGATTGGAGAAGATATTTAAGAGATTCGGAGAACGCAGACGATGCAGATACTCAAGTATATGGAGAACCTCGCTACGTTATTCGTAGCCCAGATCACCGTAAGTTTGGTCTTAGTCCTATACCAGACAAAGTATATAATGTTCATTTTTATGCTTATACTAAACCGACTGCTTTATCAGCACACGGAGATGCTATTACTCTTCCTGATCAATATGCTCCTGTTATATTAGCTAGAACACGTTACTATGTTCATCA